GGAGAGTGCCAAAGGCCTTGAGAGGCCTGACCGACTGGAAACGCCACCCAGAGCATGGTGATGAGTTCAACCAGTGGACTTGGTTGCCATATGAGAAAACCAAGAAGGCAATCATGAGGGTTGGCCAGTTTCACTGTTGGCATGGGTTTGATGCAGGGTCAAACTCTGATCAACTCGAGGGCCTCCAAATGATTCAGGCTTGTGGCTGGATTCCATACAGTCTGGCAGTCAGAGGACACACCCACAGGCCAGTGCCACCAACACAAATGCAGAGAACAGCCAGAATCCCATTGCCATATTGGTATGCTAATGTCGGAACCAGTGGCCCTCTCAATCCTGATTGGGCCAAAAGGAAGGACACAAGCCAGTGGGGAACTGCAATCTTGGTTGTTGAAGCCACATGGGACAAGCCCAGCAAGCTGACAGGCAAGTGTTGGGATGCTGAATTGGTGAGGATGCCATGAGAACACCATCAGACAAGTTCTGTGAAGAGACCAAGAAGCTGGTGAGATATTGGCAAGCAGAGTTCGACCTTGACCACTTCACCGTGGTTGGTGTCCTTCTTGATGTCGCTGTTGACGTTCTCTTTGGTGAGCATGACCCATTCACCATGGATGATGAGGACGAGGATGAATGAAACAGAAGACATCACCAACCTGGAAAGAAGGAGATGGGCGGACCCCATCCTCACTCAAAGGCGTGTCATCGTCATCCATCCTGAGAATTCACAAGGGATGCACCAAGATCCTCGAGGTCTGCACAGACTCTTTGACTTGGGATCAGAGGAATGACATCAGGTTCAGCATTGAGAAGATGCTTGATTGCATGAGTGAGATGCACTCACGGACCAAACAACATGCAAAGCCATCCAAGTCAATGGCTGGGAAAACCAAGAAGGCTGACAAATCCAAATGCAGATTGAAACCAGAGAAGTCAAAGACCTCAAAGAAGACCAAAAAAACTCAAGGAAGCACTCAGAGAAAAACATCAGTGCGCTCACGAAAAGCCTGATTTCATTTGGTCAACAGAAGCCCATTGTCATTGACAAAGACAACAACGTCATCGCAGGCAATGGAACCCTGCAAGCAGCCAGGGCAATCAACTGGAAGGCCCTGAAGGTTGTTGTGACCACACTTGAGGGCAACACAAAATCAGCCTTTGCTGTGGCTGACAACAGAACAGCTGAACTTGCTGAATGGGATGAGAACCAGTTGGCCCAGACCCTTTCTGAGCTTGAGAATGCAGATGCCATTGACTTGTCCATCACAGGCTTCAGCCAGGAAGAGCTTTCAGACCTGGTTGAGAAGACCATGAACTTGGACTTTGAGCCAGGCACAGAGCAAGAGCAAGGCAAGCTCGATCAACTCACACCAATGATGGTCAAATGCCCTGAATGTGGCTTTGAGTTTGATGCCCGTGAGGCCTGACCTGCACATTGACTGGGCGACACACAAGGCAGCCACCTTTGCCTGTGAGCGTTGGCACTATTCCAAATGCCTTCCAGTTGGCAAGCTCATCAAGATTGGTGCATGGGAAGACGAGAAGTTCATTGGATGTGTGATCTTTGGCAGAGGAGCCAACAGAAATATGCTCAACCCATATGGCCTCGAGCAAACCCAGGGCTGTGAACTGGTCAGGATTGCACTGACAGAACACAAGGCACCTGTCAGCAAGATCATGGCTCATGCCCTCAGAATGCTCAAACAGAGAGAGCAGATTGAATTGGTGGTCTCATATGCAGACCCAGAGGCAGGGCATCATGGTGGTGTGTATCAGGCAGCCAATTGGACATATGTTGGCACAAGCGCCAAATCAGTCAAAGTGTTCTGGAAAGGGAAATGGCGACACAAGAAGACAGTGGATGATGCAGGGATCTGCCAGAAAAACCTCAAGAAGAGGACAGCAGAAGGCAAGCACACATATCTGATGCCATTGACCAAGAGGATGAAATCAAAGATTCAAGGCCTTGCCAGGCCCTACCCAAAGCGCGTGCAAAGCATTGAGAGCGATGCATCTGGCAACCAGTCAGAGGAGGGCGGTGCAATTCCGACCTGTACGCTTCAACATGGATTGTTGCCGATATGATAAACATGCCTGAGAAACCAGAAAATGATGACAACCTTCCAGAATGGGCTGGGGGCAATGGGGGCGCTGCAATCTCAAGGCAGTCTCTTGCCATGATCAAGTCAGCTGTTGTGAATGGTTGGGACATCCCAGACAAGTGGAAACAGGCCCTGCCATCACTCTGCTTGAAGATGGCCTTGGATGACTCGAGAGGTGATCGAGAGCGTCTCAGGGCCATTGAGATCCTCAGAGCCATGCAGCGTGACAACCTTGATGCAGCACAGGCGTTGGACAAGGTTGAGCGTCTGGACCAAGGGCAAGCAACCGAGCGGGTGGAACTTGGACAGATTACATGGAACCCGGAACGGTAGACTGGCCCAGGCTCATGAGGTTTGCTCGTGGGTGGTCAAAGAAGAAGCTCACCAAGTTTCCCAAGTGGGAATTTGATGAGATCGTCAATGAGGTCATCTTGGCTGCCTTCCAGATCATGCCAAGGTTCAACCCTGACAAGGGTGACTTCTTCGGCTATCTGACCTGCTCAGTTTGGGATATCGTGTTCAGGCGATATGCTGAGGCGAACGGCATTGAGATCACACGCAAGAGGCTTGAAGGTGAAACAGCCAAGTGGCCTCCGAGAAAGTACATCAACAGAACTGTCATGTTGAATGGTGATGTGCAACACAACCCAACCAGGACAGAGGAGTCAGCTGAGTTGCCTGCAATCCCTTCAGACTTTCACAACATCATTCACTTGCTGAAGCGAGGGCTGACCCAGAGACAAGTTGCATTTGCCCTTGGAGTGCATGAGGCAAGAATCTCACAGAGGATGAAGCAACTGAGAGAGGTGCTTGGCATTGAGAACGCTTGAGCTTCCACCTCCATACAAGAAGCAGCATGAGGCCATTTGTGATCCTGCCAGGATTGTGGTGATTGAGGCCAGCACCAAGAGCGGGAAGACAGCTGGTTGCCTTGTCTGGCTCCTCATGCAGGCCTGGAACACAGGTGCTGAGGGCAAAGCATTCTGGTGGGTTGCACCCATATACCAGCAAGCCAAGGCCATTGGATTTGCCAGGATGAAGGCCATGTTGATGCAGGCTGACCCAACACACACCATCTGGAAAGAGCACAACTCAGAACTGTGGATTGAACTGCACAACGGGGCAAAGATTTGGTTCAAGGGTGCTGACAACCCTGATTCGCTGTATGGAGAAGACGTGTATGCCGCTGTGATTGATGAGGCATCCAGATGCAGAGAAGAGGCATGGATCGCCGTGAGGTCCACATTGACAGCCACCAAGGGTCCAGTCAGGATCATTGGCAACGTCAAGGGCAGAAGGAACTGGGCTTTTCAGTTGGCCAGGTTGGCTGAAGGTGGTGAGGCCAATATGGGATATCACAAACTCACGGCGTATGACGCTGTTGAAGGTGGTGTCCTTGACCCAGCTGAGGTGGAGCAAGCCAAGAGGATCTTGCCTGAACACACCTTCAAGGAACTGTATCTTGCTGAACCATCGGACGATGGAGGCAACCCATTTGGCATTCAGGCCATTCAAGACTGTGTTGCACCTCTCTCGAGTGCCGAGCCTGTGGTCTTCGGTGTTGACCTCGCCAAGTCTGTCGATTACACAGCTGTGGTGGGTTTGGACGATGATGGTACAGTGGCAGTCTGTGAGCGTTGGCATGGCACAGATTGGAAAACAACCATTCAAAGAATCAGTGAATTGGTCACAGATTGCCACACGATTGTCGATTCAACTGGGTTGGGTGACCCTGTTGTTGAGGAACTGCAAAGGATTTGTCCTTCAATTGAGGGCTTCAAGTTCTCAAGCTCGAGCAAGCAGCAACTCATGGAGGGCCTCGCTGCATCAATCTCCCAACAAGAGATCAGATATCCAGATGGCTGGCTTCGGACAGAACTGGACATCTTTGAGTTCGAGCACACAAGAACTGGTGTGAAGTATTCAGCACCTGTTGGAGCACATGACGATGGGGTCTGTGCATTGGCATTGGCAAATCGAGGCAAGAACCAGATGACCAACAAATTCGCATACAGGATCTTCTGACCATGATGCAATGGATGAAACGGCTTTTCAACAGTGAGCAGTACAACGAGACATCAATCCGCATGGTTGATGGAATGGGGTACAAGGGAACAACCCAGCAGCCTTTCAACTATCGGGTGGCAGTCAAGCAGTTCAGATCGTGGGTGTATGCGGCTGCACACATCAACGCCACTGCTGTAGCGGCAACACCTCTGAGGCTGTATGTCAGGTCTGAGCCAGGAAGAAAAAGCCTGTATCGCACTCGAGGTGTGAGCCATGCCCGCAAAGGGTATCTGTTGGGTGATGGCGCTGGCGACCTGAGACCATCCAGAACAGTCATGAGCAAGATGATGAACATGGGTGCTGACTTTGAAGAGGTCACTGAAACACACCCAGTCACTGAGATGTTGCAGAAGGCCAACAGCGTGTTCAATGGCTTTGACCTCACAGTGATGAGAACGCTGTATCAGGAGTTGACAGGCAACGCCTATCTGCACCCGATCTTTGATGAGGCCTTGGGAATCCCCAAAGAACTGTGGCCGATGCCATCACAGTGGGTCAGCGTTGTTCCTGACAAGCAGAACTTCATTGGTGGGTATGTGTATGGACCCAGTGAATCTGAGGCCATGCACTTTGAGCGTGATGAGGTCATCCACTTCAAGCGGCCAAACCCTGATTCACTGTTCTATGGACTGGGCAAGGTCGAAGCAGCA